AGCGGGCGGCGTTTCGCCGGGAACTCGAACTTGGGCGGCACTCTTCGACATCGCGGCTCCTCGGGGTGGGGGGACGCGGGCGAGTGTCAAAGCGCGGTGGCGGAATTTCCTGAGTGTTGGAGCATCGGCACCGCGTCAATCTCGCAGCCCGTGCGGTGCGCCCAGAGCGCCAGCAGCGCGCAGGCGTCGCGGAACTTCGGATCGGCGCCCGGGCTGTTCTTCACGTAGTCGACCCAGCCGATCGACCTGCGCATCTCGCGCGATATCGCCAGCTGCGAGCAGTCGTGGCGCTCCAGGTCGGTGATGACCTGCCACCAGTCGACGTGCGTGCGTGCGCCGAGTTTGAACATCAGGCGGGCATCCTCCCGAGGATCTCGCCATGCGAGCCGGCCAGGTCCTGCTGCAGCGGCTGCTCGACGGCCCAGAGCTCGACGCGCACGCATGGCGTGGCCGAATAGCGCTTGCGCACGCGCAGGTCGACCACGAGCACGTCGTCGCGCCACACCACCGAATTCATGCCGTCGAAGATCGCCTTGACGACGTTGTCGGCGTCCGGCTTCGACGTCGGGAACATTTCGCCGGCCAGGGCCATGCGCTGCTTCTTCTGGCTCCAGCTGGCTGGAACCGAGCAGTCGATGAAGATGTTCACCGCCGCAGCGCGCTCGAGCAGCGGGCGGCCGGCCAGCGCAACCGATGCGGCGTGCGCCACGCGGTTCTCGTAGTTGACGGTCTTGGCCGGCGTGAAGAGCCGCGCATTGCCGGCGATCTTGCCGACGCGCGGGCGCCCCTTGCCGACGGGATCGCCGGGGATCGTGAAGGTCAGCATCCTGCGCCCCAGCACACCAGCGCTACCGCGGCGATGACAGCCAGCGGCACGAGCGCCATCGCGAATACCAGCGCAGCTGGCGACGCTTGGCGAATGCGCCGCGGGCACAGGCGCCCCTGGTTGCATTGCCCGTCGCAGCAGTCGCCCAGCTGATCGACCTGGCTGTCGACGGCGAGATAGCCGAGATCGGTGTTCATGGCTTCACCTTCATGCACGCATCAATCAACTCGGCCAGTTCCCTCAACGTCTCCACCAGCTTGCGCGGATCTTTCGGCAAGACGAAGCGGAAGTGGTGGTCGTCGCTGAGATCGATCCGGATAAATGAACCCACCTCCCATGCCGCCGGGGCACACGCAGCCTCCTCGATCCAGACTTTGCTCACGGTGGTTCTCATGCGTGGCTCCCGAAATGCGCGGGCGCGCGCGCGTCTTGCATGCCCCAGCCATAGGGCGCAACGCTCTCGCACTGCTCATCGGTGAAGCGCATCGAAGGCGCGTGGAACCACATCTGCAGCTTCCCCTCGAACTCGCCGTTGCGTTGCTTGCTGACGCCGATGACGGCATCGGGATCGCCCTTCATCTCGTGGTACTTGGCGTGGCTCATGCCCTGGCGCATCACGTCGCGCTTGGCCTGGTTCGCCCAGACCGTGATGACGTTGTGCGCCTGGTCGGTGATCGCCGCGGAGCCCCGGACGTCGTACTTCGTCGGCGGCTTGCTCTCGTCGCCTGACTGTGGCTTGCGGCAGTGCGTGATGATGTGGTTGTGAAGCCCGGTCTCGTCGGACTGGCGCACGAGGTCGGTCATGAACTGCTTCTGCTCGTCGAGCGATTCCTCGGAGGCGCAGACCATCATCATCGAGTCGATGACCGAGTGCTCTCCCTTGCGCTCGGTGGCGAAGTACTGGTTCACCGCCATCATCTTCGCGGGGCTGATGCGGCCCAGGTGGTCGAAGAGCCACAGCCGACCATCGGTCCATTCGAGGAAATCGTCGAGCATCGTGTTTGTCGGCCGAGCCGCGCCGAACCACTGGCGGGCCATCCGCGCCAGCGTCGTGCTCGGCGCCATCTCGAACGACGAGACCAGCACGCGCCGGTCTTGCGCGCACAGGTCGAGCACGGCTTGGCCGATAAACATCGACTTGCGATGCCCGCTGTAGCCGGTCCAGGCCGTCACCTCTTTCGGCCGGAACTCGACGCCTCGGCCGAGCTTGGTGCTGTGCATCGCACCGTGGCCACCACCCCTCGGCTTTTCGGCGAACTCGCGGCGCAACTCGTCGGCGAAAACGCTCGCCGGTCGGACCTTGGCGCTGGCCTCGGTCTCGCGGTAGTACTTCGAAAAATCGATCGCCTCGGCGCTCAAAATCTCAGCCATTGCTCGTCTCCTTTGCTCGTTCCCAGTTCACTTTCCCGCTCGAATCCGTGATCCGGAGAAGCGTCTTTTCGCCATAGCGGTTGAAGTCGCAGACGCTCTGGATCGCCCTCACCGCGCCGGCCACCAGGCAGGCATTCGCTACCGCCTTGACGCGCTTTTCGTCGCAGCCGTCGACGTGGACAGGCAGGCCGACAACGCAGCGCAGGTCGAGCCGCAACGGGCTGTCCTCGGGCTCGATCCACAGCACCGGCATGTCCGGGTTCACGACCTGCCAATCGCGCCAGGGCTTCATCCGGTTGTCGGCGTCGGTCTCGACGAAAACCGTTGCCGGATTGCGCCCGCGCTGGCGCATTTCGACGAGCTGCTCATGGCCTTTCACGATGCGCCCTCCCAGGCTTTCGACGGCTCAGCGCGAGCCGGGAGAGGCCGCACCTTGCTCGCGTCTCTCCGCCTCCCCTCTGCGGTCGCCAGCACCCATGCCCACCCCTTCGGCGGATCAGCTGCCATCGCGTCAACCGCTGCCGCAGCGAGCTCCTCCGGGGTGATACCGGCCTCCAGCAGGGCCAACAGCCGAGGGTCTCCGGGGTTCGTTGCCGACATCCCGGCTTTCCGGATCGCCAGGCAGGCCTCGCCTGCACGTGTGGGCGTGGGCCCGGGCGAGCGCGGGACGCTCTCTCCCTGTCCCTGTCCCTGTCCCTCTCCCTGTCCCTTGGAGTGTGTTTCCCTGGGGACATTTGTGGGACAAGGTGGATTGTCCCCGGGGACAGGCAGCGGTTGTCCCTGGGGACATCCTTGGGACAGCCACTGATCGAAAGAGGGACGAACCAGCCCTGTCCCGTGTCTGTCGTTGTGCTTCTTGATCCGAGCGCACTCCGTTTTCCAACGTTGTTCGCGCTTCGAGTCCCAGGCCTCGAGTGCTTTTTCGGCGACGACGCTGTGATACAGCCGACCGTCACGGCACTCCACCCAGCCGCGCAATGCGCCGGCGCGCACCTCCGGCCATTCCTTGGCGATCTTCCCGCGCTGCGCATAGCCGGCTGTCTTCGCGATCCAGCGATCGTCGTTCGGGATCGATGCGGCGGGCACCTGATGCCACGACGCGGCCCACAGGAGCACTGCAGCCCAGCAGGCCTCCGGCGTCTCGTTGGACGCGAGCTCAGAGTCGCGCAGCCTGGCAACATCGAGCGGCATGAACGCGAAGTCCTGCAGGTCGACCTCGGCCGGCACAAGTGGATCGGGCAAGCTGGCGTCCGTCATGCAGCGTGCTCCGCGAACAGGCCGCCTCGCGAGCGCTGGAGCGCCGCACTGCATGCCGGGTTGAGCCAGACCACCTCGGTGCGGGCCTTCGCCGAATCCGCCATCGCTCGCCGCTCGAAGCGTTCCCACCCGGCATAGAGCGACTCGTACAGCTTCGAGGGGTAGCCGGAAAGCACGACCATCGCCTGCAGGTCGTGCAGCACGCCGGCCAGCGCCTGGTGCGCCTCGTCGTCCATCTCGTGCCGGTAGCCGTGAGTCTTCACACTACGGCCGGCGATCGCGCTGCGCGTGCTGTGCACGTAGGGCGGATCCACGAACATCAGCGCGTCCGGGTGATCCATGCGAGCGAGCACCTCGAGGGCGTCCCGGTTTTCGATGAGTACTCCGGCGAGGCGCCGCGTGAAGGCAGGAATCGTTTCTGACCAGGTGGCCCACTCGTAGGCCGGTAGCACACGGCCGTCTGTCAGTTTCGAGCGGAAGCCGGTGCGGCAGCCACGCGTTGCCGAGTCGGACCCATGGCCCATGAACGAGCGCACGATGAGCTTGTGCGCGGCGTCCATGTCATCGACGGGCGCTTCGTAGCTCCAGTCGAATTCGTCTCGAGCGAAGGGGGTGAGCGCTACGCGGCGCTGCAGCTCGAGCGCGGTACCCGGGTCGCGCAGCTGGCGAAAGATGTTGACGATCTGACCGTCGAGATCGTTGTAGCACTCGGCGCCGACCCGGTCTTTCAGCAGCAGCACGGACGCCGCGCCGCCGAATGGCTCGACATAGACCTTGTGCGGCGGGAAGAAGCCGATGATCCACGGCGCCAGGCGGAACTTGCCACCGTGGTATCGCAATGCTGGACGGGCAACCGTCATGCGGCCCTCCCCGTCACCCCAGTCGCATAGCCTGTAGCTCCTCCACGCACGTCAGCTGAGCATTCCAGGCATGCCACTGCGACACCGCGGTGTTGCCGCACGCCACCTCGAACCGGGCCACAGCAGAGCCGGGCAAGTCTCGAGACAGCGGCCGCACGCTGAGGTAGCAGGTCACGTGCGGCGGATAGAGCTCGGCGATCTCGGCCAGCATGCGCTGGCTCATATTGCGCACTCGTCGCAACTGCCAACACAGCCGGACTGCGTCTCTGTAGGTTTTGCATTGGCGGATCAAGTGAGGGGGAACGACGCTTGGTGCGTCGAGCCTGCCCAGCAAGGGCAAGGGGATCTGTTCCATCGGTGCCTCGATTGGAAAAGGTCATGGTGTTACCCGTTGAATTACCAGTTGAACGGGAGCGCAAATGAAGGTGTGTTGAACGAGAAACGAGTCGCCTTCGTGATGTGCCCGACCTACTCCGCCCGGAACTCCGGAGGCACCCGTTGCACGGGCCTTGTGGCCGGACACATCACGAAGGGGATGCGCCGTGGGTGAAGAAAAGACGCCCGACCCCACGAGGGAGCCGGGCGCTGAAGCGGCCGCTCGTGCAGCCGAGGAGACACAGGTGCGCGCCCGAGCCGCGATGCGCGCGATGCTGCGGCGCGTGCTGATGCGGATCGGTGACGAATTCATTCGGGAGTCCGATCGATGGGCCTGATCAGTAGTCCCAGTCGGCTTGCTCGTCGAAGATCTCCAGCGCCTTCGCGATGTCGCGCACGAACGCGAAGAGGCCAGCGATGACGAGGACGACGAACAGCGCGAGGGCGGCGAGGATGGCCATTGCTTCAGCTCCAGTAGGTGGGGGACTTCAGTCCCTCCGTTTGAGATTGCTGTGGCCGAGCACATCGAACACGGTCAGCGTGATGCAGCCGAGGACGAAGCCGGCGACGAAGGGCAGGAGCCACCAGATATCGCAGTCCATGGGGCTAGGCCTTCTCGGTGGCGGCCGGATCACGAAGCACAAAACACTCGACATCGGGGCGGAGTTCTTCGCAGGTGACTTCGCGGCCCTTCGCTTTGGTCGCGCGCTCGATCAGCGGGCACTTTTCGGCGGGGACTCGGCGGTCGGTGTTGAACCACGGCCAGACGTGCCGTCGGTCCGGATAACCACATGCGTCGGCCAGTGCGGCCTGCCCACCAAGTACCTCGGCCGCCAGTTGAAGCGCCGCCTTGGGCGAATCTGAAATCTTGCTCATGAGGAAAGTCTACGTTGCGTAGCCTCAAATGTCAACGCAGCGTAGACCATGAGTTTTTGGCCCTCTCCTCTTCCTTTGTGGACGACCCGAAAGCCATCAATCTGGAAGCTTCCGAAATTGGGAAACGTCTGCGTGCGGCCAGAAATTCGGCCGGCTACACGCTTGAAGCAGCCGCTGCCGCGCTGACCATGAGTGGGTACGAGGTAGGTAAGGCCACCATCGGTCATTGGGAAACGGGCAAGCGAATGATCGATGCCGTTCCGCTGCGGCGCTTGTGCAGGCTATATCGCGTGAGCGCCGATGTAGTGCTTCTCGATGGCACGCCTTCTTGGCCGTTCTCCATCGAACTGCACGACGCCATCAGCAAGCTGCGCACCGAGGATCTTCGGCACACGGAAAACGGCATCCGATCATCCTTGCGCATGGAGGCACTTCCGCCGCAGCCGAGCGCAGGAAAGGTCAAGAGACTGTGAGCACGCCTCGCAACGCCAAAGTCTTGCAGTTCATCCGACGCGCCCCTCCCCCGCAACCCGACGCTCATCCCTCCGGCTGGGGCGGCTTGTGAAGATTCACGTACATCCATCGCCTATGAACCCGAATCGCTGGGCATTACTCTGGATCGTGGTCAGTTTCTTGTTGATGATCATCTTGTTCAAAGTGATCCAAGTGGATCGGTACTACGGCCAATTGATCGGCATGACCGCTTTGTGTGCGCTGGAGGCTCTATTGATCTGGCGGATAGCAAGGTGGGCCGACTTGGAAAATGAGCGCCGTAAGCCGAAACGATGAAGGCGATCGTTCTTGCCGCCGCGCTCGGGTTGGCATGTGGCGCGGCCGATGCGACTCCGCGCTCCCGATCTGCCACCGCCGCCTTCCAGCGCTCGGCGCCCTGCCCTTCGACCGCCGCACCGCGCGGCGCCTGCCCCGGCTACGTGATCGACCACGTCACGCCGCTCTGCGCCGGCGGCCCTAACGCGCCGTCTAACATGCAGTGGCAGACGATCGACGACGCAAAGCTCAAGGACCGCAGGGAACGGACGCTGTGCCGTGCGATACGTCGGCATGAGGCCGAAGCCAAACCCTAAGGTCTTCCCAAGCCCCTCCTCCCTGAGGTCTTCCTCATTCAACGCCAAGCCCGCCCCCGTGCGGGCTTTTTCATGCGCGGTCTGATTGTAGAAAAAAGTCTACGTACTGTTGACTTCTAAGACTACGGAACGTAGACTTCTCTCCATACCCACCGCGGCCCGCCGCACAAGGAGACGAGAGATGACCGAAGCCACCGCCACCGCGCACGAAGCCGGATACGACGCGAACTACGAAGGAATCCTCTTGCGCGACAACCCGCATGCCGAGGGCACCGCTGAATTCCGCGCTTGGGAAGCAGGCCATCTGCAAGCGCAGGCCACGCGCAATGACTGGGAGTTGTGCAACCGAGAGCGCGCGCAACAGGCTGAATGGTTGGCCGGAGCGGACTTGTCATGAGCGCCATGCCCACCCCCATCGTCCAAGACCTGATCGCCGAGTTCACCGACGCCTTCGTCGCTGGCAACGGCTTTGTCCGCCCGGTACGCACGCCCGGATATTCCTCGCGCCCGTACTGCCCGGTCGGCGAGGTGATCGCTGACGACGTCAGTTTCAGCGCGCGCAGCCCGTTCCGGGACATCCTGGTGCTGCTGCACGAGATGTACGCGCAGAAGCACCCGCTGGCCGTCTCCGTGATCCAGCGCATCGCCGCAGCGCATGCGGAGCGGCACGCGGACCTGATCGAGATCGACGAGGACGCGGAGCGCGATCACTTCGCCGAGATGCAGGCCAGCGATGACCGGTGCGGGGTGCCGCTGTGAACGCGCCACTTGACCCGGTGCGCTGGTTCGACGGCCTCGGCGACTGCCAAGCAGGTTGCGGCAAGCTGGCTCACGGCAAGCTGATGGGGCCTCGCAATGAGAGCTACGGCCGCTACTGCACCGCGTGCGCGATGAAGCGTCTCAACGCCGCGGATCGTGCGCGCGCTGCGGCGGAGAAGAAGCTCCCAGGGGGCGCCACATGAAGCCCACCACCGGCCCGACCTGCCAGGCCTTCATTCAGTCGCGCGTCGACCTGTTCGTGTCCGAGTCCGCGTCTCTCCCGCTGCCGTGGACCGTCGACGACTGGGCCTTCGCGCTAGCCGTCGTCTTCATCATCGTCACTTGCTCCCTGGGAGTCACATCATGACCGATCGAATTGGACTGGTCCGCGGACTGCCCGCGGCCGACTATCACGCCGACAGCGCGCTCAGCAACAGCATGCTGTCGGACATGGCGCTCTCCCCGGCGCACTGCTACGCGCTGCACCTGGCGCCTGGCCGGCCGGTGCGCGAGCAGACAGAGGCGATGCTGACCGGTGCGGTCACGCACACCACGATCCTCGAGCCGGGCGAACTGCTGCAGCGCTACGCCGTGAAGCCGCGCGGCATGAGCTTTTCCACGACGGCCGGCAAGACCTGGCGCGACGCGCAGACGCTGGAGATCGTTCCACAGGCCGATGTCGACGCCGCTGGCGCCATGCGTGCGGCGATGCTGCGCGTGCCTGTGCTGCGCAACCTGCTGAGCGCCGGCGAGGCCGAAATCTCGGCGTTCTGGGTCGACAAGGACACCGGCGTGCGTTGCCGCGCCCGGCCGGACTGGCTGCACATGACCGGCCCGAAGCGAGCGATCGTGCTCGACGTCAAGACCATCAGCGAGTTGACGCCCGACACCGTCGCGCGCGCCATCGCGAACTACGGATACCACCGCCAGGAGGCGCACTACTCGAACGGCCTGCGCGCCTGCGGCATCGATGTCGAAGAGTTCGTCTTCGGCTTCGTCAGCAACAGCTATCCGTTCCTGGCCGTGGCCTACGTGCTCGACGACGAGACCAAGCAGCAGGGCGCCGACGAGGTCGCCGAGCTGGTCGAACGCTTCGCGAAGTGCCGCGAGCGCAACGACTGGCCGGCGTTCGGCGACGGCTATCAACTCAACGGCTTGCCGACCTGGGCGCGCCGCAGCAGCGAAATCGAGGTGTCCTATGCGAACTGACATCACCGACTTGCGGCCGACGATCATCCCGAAGTCGGATCAGCTGAACGCCGACCAACTCATCGTGGGCCCGATGACCGTGACGGTCACGGACGTGCGCGTCGGCAATTCCGACGAGCAGCCGATCAGCGTGCACTACGAAGGCGAGAACGGCCGCCCGTTCAAGCCCTGCAAGACGATGCGCCGCGTGCTGATCTTCGCCTGGGGCGCTGACGGCCGCGAGTGGGTCGGCAAGTCCATGACCCTCTACACAGACCCGCAGGTGCGCTTCGGCGGCGCCGAGGTCGGCGGCATCCGAATCAGCCACATGTCGGACATCGATCGCGACATCAACATCTCGCTGGCCGCGACGAAGGGCAAGAAGGCGTTGCACACGATTCATCGAATCGAGCCGAAGCCCATGCGCACCGAGCGCCACGACAACATGGTCGCCGACCTTGAATTGGTCGCTTCCGAGAGTGGTCAGGTCGCATTCAAACGGGCCTGGAACAAGCTGCCTGAGTTCGACCGCGCCGCGATCGGAACCACCGAACGTGACCGCATGCTGGCCCTCGGGAAGCAGCACGACGACAACCCGCCCACCACAACCGAGGAGGCCTGATGGCCGCTCAACGCATCTACATCATCAAGCCGAAGACCGGCACCGCGAAGCCCCGCTTGGTCTGGGCCTCGCATCCGTCCAACGCCCTGCGCCACGTCGCGAACGACACGCTCAGCGTGGAGATGGCCACGCACGAGGAGCTCGCCGCGCTGCTGCCGACAACGCCGGCTGAGCGCATCGCGCAAGAGCAGGCCGAGATCGAGTCCTGAGCTTCCCAACCGCCAACGAAAGGCACCCATGTTCGAGTTGACCGACCCCACCCGCGCCACGATCACCAGCGTCACGCTGCGCCGCGAGATGCACGGCGATGACCGCGTGCCCGCCGTCTCCCTCGGCATCAAGATCGTGGGTCCGAACACGATCCTTGACAAGCTCGATGCCGGCCTGCTCGCGCTGTTCTACACCGCGCCGGCGGAGACTGCCGCACAGGCCGAGATCGAGGGCACGCAGCTGACCAGCTTGCCGCTGCTGCGCACCTCGATGCTCGACGTGGTCAACGTCAAGGGCGAGCTCGAAGGCTGGGCCCTGCACATCGACTACGGCATCGACGACTCCAGCGCGATCAGCA